AAGATATGGTGTTTAGTCATAGAAAATATTGATACTGGTATGATAATGAAGTACACAGATCAATCAGATAAATATCACGGAGATATACTAACAGGCTTAGCAGTTCTACAAAATGCAGAACTACTTGTAGCTCATAACGGTATAGGATTTGATGCACTTATGATACTTAATATATACGGTATTGATTTGTATAATATAAAATTCTTTGATACTTGGTTAGCATCTCTTGTACTTAACTACAGACGTCCACATAAGCATGGACTTGCAGGCTGGGGTGAGCATCTTAAATATCCTAAGTTTCAATTCGATGATTGGTCTGGATTCTCAGATGAGATGATGACTTACTGCGTAAGAGATGTTAAGCTTAACACTGAAGTATTTAAGATACTAGCAAAAGAAGTTAATGATCTAGCTGCTAAACAACCTCTTATAAGTAATGGTTTAAGAGCAGAGATGGAGACAGCTAAGTTTGATGCTTACTGTAGACACTATGGCTGGAAGTTTGATATGGAAAGCGGTGCGGCACTTGCAGCTAAGCTTGTCATAGAGATGAGCGATATAGAAAAAGTTATAGAACCTAATCTACCTGACCTTGTACGTTACAAAGATAAGGTAGCTAAAACTCCTAAGTTTACTAAGAAAGGAGAGTATACTGCAACTACAGCTCGCATGCTAACTGAATACTTAAACAGACCTGTGAATACTAAAGACACTCACCTGTTTCCAGCAGGTAAAGAGTTCCAACGTAAGACTGTAGTTAAATCTACACTAGGTAATATGGAACAAGTTAAAGAATACTTATATAGTATAGGCTGGGAACCTGATGACTGGAAAGTAGTTAAGACTGCTTATGGTTGGCAGAAAACTACACCAAAGCTTACATCAACTTCACTTGCTAAGGTAGGTGAGCATGGTGTTCTGATAGATAACTGGACTACATTAAGGTCTCGTATGGGTGTAGTGAAAGGTTGGTTCCGTGAACTTAAAAACGGTAGACTACATGGTAGACTATGGGTTGTAGGTACACCGACATTCCGCTGCCGTCATGAAGTCATAGCTAATCTACCAGCTGCAACAGCTACGCTAGGTAAAGAGCTACGTCAGTTACTTGTAGCAGAAGAAGGACGTAAGATTGTAGGTGCTGACTCTAGTGGTAACCAATTCAGATCACTAGCACACTATGTTAATTCACCTGATCTTACTAATCAAATCTTATCTGGTGATATACATCAATATAATGCTGATGTTATAGGTACAGATAGACGTACAGCTAAGACGTGGATCTATGCATATCTATTCGGTGCAGGTGCAGCTAAGCTAGGTCAAGTACTATCAGGTAAGAAGTCAGCTAAAGTTGGCACAGAATCAATGGAGAAATACGGTGATGCTATACCAGGATTAAAGGTTCTAAGAGAAAAGATAGAATCTATATGGAAGATAACATCAGGTCAAGGTAATGTAGAAGGATACATACCAGGTCTTGATGGTCGCCGTGTATATACTCCTCAACCTTATCAAACACTTAACTACTTACTTCAATGCTGCGAAGCTGTGACTACAAAATCTGCTGTAGCTTATCAGATGAAGAAGATTAAATGTGAAGGCTTAGATGCAGAACCTAGATTATACTATCATGACGAGGTTGCATGGTCTGTAGCAGATAAAGATGCTGACAGAGTTCTTGAAATACTAGTAGAATCCTTTGCTGAAGGTCCTAAGAAAGTTGGCGTTGATATAATGGCAGGTGAAGGTTCAATAGGTAACAATTATGCAGAGGTACATTGATGACAACTATAAATATGCTTGTTGATGCAGACTCTATCTTCTTTAAGGTAGCGTATGGATCTAAAGATGAATCAGATTTGCGTGTACATTATGATAGGTTCTGTCGTAAGATGGAACTTACTATTAAAGATAAGCTAGCAAATCCATTTGATGAAGAAGAAAAGTTTAATATATTATATGCAGTAAAGGGTCGTGATAATTTCCGTAAAGATTTATATAAACCTTACAAATCTAATAGACCTAAGCTTGATGAAGAGATAAAACAGAAATTAAATTATCTGTTTAATTACTCTGTATCTAAAGGATCGATACCAGCTCATGGTATGGAAGCAGATGATCTTGTAGCTATCTGGGCTTATGAAGCTAGAGAAAGCGACGATCAATATGTTATATGTGGTATCGATAAAGACTTACTGCAAATACCAGGTAATCATTACAACTATAACAAAGATACATGGCAGTTCGTTGATGACGATCAAGCCCATAAGTCATTGATGTTGCAGTGTTTAACTGGTGACAACACAGATAATATACCAGGACTTAAAGGTATAGGTCCTAAGAAAGCTGAAAAGATTTTACACGGTATACCAGCTGAGCGTAGATGGAATGCTGTAAAGAAATCTTGGCGTGAGAATAAAGCCTCGCTTAAACAGCTTGATATAAGCTATAAGTTACTACGTATGTTAACAACATGGAAGGACTATGACGATATTAGAACACACCTTTATGGTGAAGCCGTTGTCAGCGAACAACATGACGTACCGCAACAAAGCGATAAAGCAGAGGCAGTACATCGACTATCAGAATGAACTACGTGATGAGATCCGAGGGGTTGAATGGCCTTTCGGATCAGATCAAGTAGAATTCTATATTGTAGCAGGCTTCTCTAACAGAGCAGCCGATCTCGACAATGTAATCAAACCACTCTTCGATACATATCAAGGAATCTTTGAAGAGTTTAATGACAATAAGGTATATCATGCAGAACTACACAAAACAATCGTGCCAAGAGGACAAGAGTATATATACGTCAGAGTTGGACGAGTACACGAAAGCAAAATTAAAGAAGGAGCAGCGCATGCAGAAGAAGCAAGCAAGCTCTATGAGAAGAAGGAAGATACGACAAGCTAAAGAAAGGCTATGGAAATGAGTAACTATATACAAACAGAATGCCCGGAATGTGATTCATCAGATGCATTTACTATTTACGATGATGGTGCACACTGTTTTTCATGTAACTATTCTACAAAGAAAGTGATAAATAATATGGATAAAATTAAAGAAATTACTACAGAATTTACAGCTGCTCAAGATAATATACAACAGATAGGAGAGCTAAACAGCTTTGCTATTACAAGTCGTGGTATTTCTAAGCAAGTTGTAGACTATTTCGGTATAAAAATGGCAGTAAATCCTGATGGTTCAGGTGGTTCTCATTATTATCCGTACACTAGAGATAATAAAGTGGTAGCTTACAAAGAACGTAGGCTTCCAAAAGATTTCATTACACACGGAGACTATAAACAATTACAGTTATTCGGTCAAAGTGTAGCAACAGGTGGTAAAATAGTTGTTGTAACTGAAGGAGAACTCGATGCTTGTGCAGTTGCTCAGGCATTTATGGATAAATATAACAAAGTATTTCCAGTTGTTTCAATACCAAGCGCTACAGGTACCAAGAGTTTACTCGATCATCGCTCTTGGCTGAGACGATTTGAATCAGTGGTGCTACTATTTGACTCAGATGATGCAGGAAATGCAGCAGTTGAACGTGCAGCTAAGATAATAGGTGCAGGTAAAGTTAAGGTAGGAGACTTACAAGGCTGTAAAGATCCGTGCGAACTACTTACTAAGCATGGTTCATACAGTATACTACAAGCTATATGGAATGCACCAACATGGTCTCCATCAGGTATAGTAGTAGGTGAACCTATCTGGCGAGAGTTTATGGACAGACAGACGACTATATCTGTACCATATCCAACTTGTTTGCAAGGATTAAATGATAAACTACAAGGAATAAGACACGGTGAAATTACTTTATTTACTTCAGGTACTGGCAGCGGTAAGTCTACTGTCATTAAAGAGATCGCTCTTGATTTACTTGATAAGACTAATAGTAAAGTAGGACTTATATCTCTCGAAGAAAGTATCGGTGATACTGCAGAGAAGTTTATAGCTATGTCTCTTCAGCGATCTCCAATGGATATCAAAGGTATTAAAGATGAAGAACTACGTAAAGGATTTGATACCATATTTAAAGATGAAAGGCTTGTTCTTCTTGACCATCAAGGATCTTGCTCCGACACTTCACTACTAGATAAGATCGAGTACATGGCTCTCATGGGCTGTAAGTATTTAGTACTAGATCACATCACAATCGCTGTATCTGAAGGTTCTGAAGGACGCACCGGTAACGAAGCAATAGATAAATTAATGAGTGATTTACTTAAGATTGTAAAGAAACATGACATATGGCTAGGTCTTATATCACACTTAAGAAAAGCTCAAGGTGATAAGAAATCATTTGAAGAAGGTAACATAGCTTCTATTGACGACATCAAAGGCAGTGGCTCTATTAAGCAGATATCATTTGATATTATAGCATTTGCTAGAAACTTAATAGCAGACGACGATATTAAAAGAAATACAATAGACTTCACAGTACTTAAGTCTAGGTTTACAGGTAATACAGGTAAAGCTGGTCGTGCAACGTACGATCCTAATACAGGTAGACTCAGTGCAATACCAGATGAGAGGTTTGTAGCTATATAATGCCAGATAAAAATAAACTAGATCAGTTATTCATGGAGATTACTAATAAAATATCTAATATGTCTCATGATAACGGTACAAAAGTAGGTGCTATCATTGTTAAAGATGGTAACATATTAAGTATGGGTTACAATGGCATGCCTTCGGGCATGTCTAATAACTGTAAAGATAAACACGGTGTAACTAATAAAGAAGTTATACACGCAGAGGCTAACGCCATCTGTAAGCTAGCGCAAAGTACAAGCTCGTCTAAAGGTGCCACACTATACTGCACGTACTCACCTTGTATTGAATGTGCTAAACTAATACTGCAAAGCGGTATTGAGAGAGTAATATATGCTAACGATTATCGTGATGTAAACGGTAGAATATTACTAGACGATCAAATTAAAATAGGTAAGGTACAATATGCAGGATCAACTTCATTATATACAGGAGAAGATACGTAAAGCTAAAGCTCATATCGCTTGCAGTCTACTAAAGATGTCTACTAGTGCAGACTTACAAGCCTACCTTGTGTTCAGTATGGATACTATTCAACAGCACTTCTCACGTAACAGTATACGTGGTAACAAATCATATCAAGGTGAAGCTAATCTAACTCACTTAAGTACTACTATAGGTACATATATTCTTGATGATATAAATTATTATCATGATGACCTACCACCTTGGGAATGGTTTAAACTACGTGTAATGATGGGTGATCTAATGTTAGAAGCATTCTATCAAACACACCAGATAAATATAGGTAAGAATAAGAATGAAGAGTTCGTACCAATGGAAAGTCTGGATCGTAGTCTTAAAAGAAGTCGTACACATTACATAGTAGTTCCAGAGTTATGGAATCTAGATGTACCTGAAGGTAGTAAAGATCTACTAATAGGTACTGATTTCACTAGACCTCTAGACATAGATGATATCATGCAGCCTACTGGCAGACCTGTTATAAAAGGTTGGACAGAACAAAGAACTGCTGAGTTTAAATACTATATGCGTAGAGATTTCATTCAGAGTATGAATGTATTACAACAAACTCCTTGGAAAATCAATACCCAAGTTCGTGATATACTACATCGTAATCGCGATAAAATATTAAATCAACATAAGAAATTTCCAAAGAAATATAAGTCAAAGATTATAGAATTTGATTTAACTATGGCTCGTTCAGATTTAATAGATGATAGAACTTTCTATCAGTATACTGAAGCAGACTATCGTGGACGTATATACTACACTACACCATTCTTAAACTTTCAAAGTAACGATATAGCTAGAGGTCAGATGCTATTCTCTAATGGAAAGCTTATGACAGCAGCAGGTATAAGAAGATTATACATACATATAGCTTGCTGCTACAACGAAACATATCATAAGGATAGTTTACCAGAGTGGCTAACGACAGACTATAAGCCATACCTTGAGGACGAGGGACTAGAAGATATATCAGTAGATAAGATGACGCTAGACGATCGCGAGGCGTGGACAGAGAATAACTTAAGACGTATACTAGACATAGCTTACAACCAGACAATAGACTTAACTGCCGAGAAACCTATAACATTTCTTGCTTGTGCATTAGAAATATACGATGCAACATCAACTGATGAACCTTGGTACACACATCTACCTATACCTATCGATGGTAGTAATAACGGATGGCAACATCTATGTGCTATGTCTAAAGATAAAGAAGCTGCTGAACTCGTGGGTATTGTACCTCAGAAAATACAAAAAGATTTCTATGTACAATGCGCTAAGAATTTAATCAGTAGAGTACCTGAATGGTTTGAAGAAAGGCAGATGCCTATGAAACATATCCGTAAAGGTATTGCTAAACGTGGATCTATGACTCGTGCTTATAGCGCAGGTGCTAAGAAGATTGCAGAGAATATGTATCTTGATTGTCACGTAGAAGGATACTTAGAACGATACAACATTACTAAAGATGATTGTCAACTGCTAGCTAAGCATTTAGTAAAAGCAATTGATGATGTATGTGCTGGTCCGCTACAGACTATGAAGTTTCTACAGAAGATAGCTGAAGCAGAGATTGCTTCTGACTTTGCTAAAGAAACTAAACAAAAATCTATAAGATGGAAAACACCTAGCGGATTTCCAGTTATATACGAAGCATTCATAGATAATGAATTCAAAGAGAAGGCTATCATAAGCTGTAGTCAAAGAGAAATTAAACCTGTTATTAGAAAAGAGGACGGAACAGAAGAAGTAACAGATACTATACGCATACAACATGTTGGCAAAGAGAATACAGACAAACCTAAAATCAAATCATTTATGTCTGGTATATCTCCTAACTTTGTGCACTCAATGGATGCTGCACATATGGCTAACGTAATACAACAATGGGATGGAGACTTCGGTGCTATCCACGATTCATTCAGCGTACACGCATGTGATGTTGATGAGTTACTACAGATAATCAAAGATGAGTTCATACATATGTACGATCATAGAAATTACTTTACTATTATTGAACGTATGATTATTACAAACTCAGATAATTTTAACTATACACAACCAAGGACAGGATCTTTGGAGATAAGAGAGGTGCAAGACAGTGAATACTTCTTCGCGTAAAGGAATACTACCAGTAAGACTGGGAATACAACCAGATACTAAAACAGCTTTGTCAGAATTAGATATGGATCCAGCTTTAGCTGACACCATGTCTGACAGAGAATTAGATCTTCTAATAATAGATAACGAATACAATAGAATACTACAGTACTACGATAGTGAAGGTAAAGATGGTAAACAACCAGCTGGCCTATGGCGTAGTGATGCTATCAAAAGAATAAATACTCAATAAAAAAAAGCCCCTAAGAGTACCATTACGGTATTCCTAGGGGCTATTTTTTTTACAAGCCTAAATTGGCGGAAGGTTTTTTAATCTCTGCCATTATCTTAGCTTTATTTTCTATAGTTCTTTTAGTAACGGCAGCATTTCTACCGCTTAACTGTAATCGATTAGTTATTATATTAACTATCTCATACGCTTGTTTGCTAGTAAGTTTATCAGTAACTGCTGGATTAGGTATACCCGCATCTGCAATATCTTTCATTATTCTTTTAGCAGTTTGAAAAGCTATATCACTGTATCTTTTTTTATACTGAGTAGTTGTCTCAGCTTTTGTTTTAATATCAATACCACCTGTAGCTTCGTTTCTTTCAGGCACTTGACCTAAAGCTCTAGTAGCTTGAGTCCTTCTTATAGCATCCACTAAATTTAACTGCTTACCTTCTGTACCATCTGCTTTAATATTTTTCTTAAACAAATAAGCTAAACCTTTATACTCACCTTCAACCTTATCTCTAGCATTAGCCCAATCAATAGGTACAGAGACAAGACTATCTTGATTATCTGCAAACTTAGCTTTAGTTTCTTTATACCATTCATCTGTAACTGATGTAATATAACTATGGTTCTTTATACTTTGTAACCAGTTTCTATTAGCTTCTTCTTTTACAACTTCATATGAACCTAAATCTAAAAGAAAGGCATCGAATATAGGTATAGCAAATGTATTAGTTCCACCATTTCTTGCAACAGACTCTTGTATTCTTTTCCAAGATTGTCCAGCGCCTGTTTGAGCTATCATATTACCATCATAAGATTGAACAGCTACTGCTTGTATTCTACTACCAAAACCGCCTGGTCCTAGTGCTCCTCGTGTAGCAGATCCAGATAGCATCTGCTCATAATTTTGAACTGTTATAGGATCTCCGTCTATAGTATACTGACTTGCTATCTTAGCAATACTTTCTGTTCCAGCTGCCACTGATTTAAAACCCATAGCATTTGTAAACATTAGAGGTATGTTAGTCATCTGCGCATATAAAGCATTAGCTTTCATAGTTCGACCAACAGCAATCACTTCATTACTGAGTACTTCGAATATAGAATCAACAAGCATAGTATGTAAAAACTCTATTGCTTTTTCTTCAGTTATATTATTCTGAGGATTAGATATAATATCTTGTATCGCAGAAGAACTTACGCTACTAGTTTGAACAACTTCTTTGACGTGACCTCTAAGTGATTCAATCTCTTGACCATATCCCATAGTCATAGGAGATTTCTTAAGATATAAAGGTGCATCATTTATAGCTAACTGAAGTAATTGTTTATAAGTATTCAGTTCTTCTAAAGGAACTAAAGAATTCTTAGCACCTACAAATTTATCTAAGCTCACCTTCATATGCTCGCCCATCTCTAATCGTAGATCAGGTAAGTCTGTTGCGAATGTATCTTGCGATCTTAATATACCAGCTCGTTTAGCCATATCATAAACGCCTATTAACGCAGCGTTTGTAGCAGGTCCGTGTGTACGTCCGTCAATTTCTACAGTTATAGTTGTATTGAATTGACTATTATCTTTAATAGCATTTTCATACTTAGCTAAATCCATATAGTAATCAGCATACATTGGAGCTTCTTTATCATGCTTTGCTAGAATCTTTTTAAGTTCTGTTTGTCCTTGTAAAGGGTCTACATTAAAGTTATCATTTGCAAACATTTCATTTTTAATCTTATTAGATTCTTCTATACTAGATGAATTAGCTAAAGCTCTTATAGAGTTTTTAGCTTGGTCAACACCACCTTTACTTTTAAATGTATCAAGAGCATTTAATAATGTGTTACCATATGCAACAGCTGTCCAGTAAGAAGAGGACTTATTAGATCTTTGAGCTTCAAATAGTTTTAATCTAGCTTTAGTTGTAAGTTTAGAAGTTGCATCGGCATTAATACCGTAAGCTGTTTTCTCTTCAATTGAAAGGTCTAATACTCTTGCGGCTATTATATCCTTCCAACTATCTTCTAACTTAGATCCTGATCTAGGTTTAAACTTATATACATTACCACTACCTATTATACTACGTATAATTTTATGGGATTGAGGATTATATAATGTTTGCTGAACATGTGTACGTCCTGTTAATGCTTGAATAGAATATGTAATATAATTTTCTTTATTACCATAGCGAGTAACAGAATCTAAAAGATTAAACATTTGTTCTTGATCTTGAGCTACAATCTGTTTAGGATCATAGCTTTTAATGACAGCTTCTTTAGCTATTATCTTTTCTTTATTTAAATCTAAATTAACTACATCAGCTTCAAGAGCTGCAAGCTCAGCTATGTAAACTTGCTTTTGTTTCTCAGCAACCAGTAATCTTTTCTGCCCGATTTTATACATGTCAGCGTAGTAGTTACTATCACCATCTTGATTATCTACTCTATCATGGTTCAACAGAGCTTGAGTTCCAAACATTAAAGATAATGCTTCTCTATTAGGATCGCTTACAAGAGCTACACTATTATAGTTATTAATTGATTCACGTAAAACACTTTGTTTAATCTGCTTACGTACTATGTTATCCATAACTGTTGTCATAGGTCTTACATAAGTCTGACCTTCATATATTAATCTACCAGTAGGTGCATTCAATGGTGGCACTTCTTTTCTTTGGAACAAAGCTTTACTATATTCGTTAACACTTTCAAGAGCAGCGATACCATCGACAGTAAGTATAAAATCTACTTGTCCTTTATTTATACCAGTTTTACTACTATCTCTAAGTAACATTGTTGGATTAGCTCTAGCATAAGCTTCTTTAGTAAGATCACCTATTAAAGTATAAGTTTCAGATGTTATGTTTTGAGAATCACTCAGGTAATCTGTAGTAGGCTGATCATTTATAAATGATTTTTGCCTACGCCATGCTTGGAATACTTCTCTACCTAATTTATTTGAACCTTTAGATTTAGATATAGTCTTACCAAATAGATCATTATCAGCATCTCCTTCGGCAATATCATTAGATACATCTGCATCAGGTGGCGCTGCTAGTACTTCATTATATAAATAGTTTTCCATTACTAGAGACATAATGACGCCAAGCTTTGGATCAATACGTATTCTTCCATCGGGATTCATTTCACCAGCATCCATTATAGTAGGATCTAAAAATACAGATTGAGCATTTACATTAAGTCTACCGCCTGATCTAGTAGGATTATTAGGATCGCCTTTTTCTAGACCAGATTCAAATCCTACATCAGCTATATTCTCTTGTTGGTACATATTTAAAGAAGTTATTGAAGGTAATAATACACCAAGGTTTTCACCTCTTAGTAGTGATGCCTGTAAAGGAGCTTCATCTTGAAATGCTGCTGATGACAGATCTTTTGTACCTAACTTCTCTCCTAATGATGCTTTTCTTTCTCTCTGAAACTGTTCAAACTGCTCTTTAGTAAGAGTATTAACATTGAAAGGTCTTACAGTTTCATCAATTGCGTCGGCTTCTAAACCAGCTATTGTTTCTTCTGATGCTTCACCTATATCAATACTTTTATCACGAGGCGGTGCTATAGCTTTTTCAAAAGCCTCGCCAGCTTCAACCATTCTAGGATTAACTGGCTTAGGATCTGTTAATTCAATAGCTTTATCTTTATCTTCAATTAGTTTTGTTGAAAGTAATTCTGGTTGTGTTGCTTGTGTTGCTTCAACGCCATCAACTTCTGCATTAAGTATATTAGATCTTCTTTTCTTACCTAAAGATGCTGAGCCACCTTGATATCTTCCTCCAAATTGCTTAGCCATTAGTTATACTCCTTCGTTTTAGGTGGCGATTTACCGAATACACCTTCAGCAATATTTCTATTAAGTCTATTAAACGGTCCGATAAATGGGGCTGTCTTCATTATATCATAAGCTCCTTTGTCAGGTTGACCTGTTACTATTTTACCGACACCGTCATAAACTCGAGATACGTTTGATAACGCAGCTGCTTCACCAGACAGAGTATTAAAGAACCACTCAGCTGGATTATCAGATGACTGCTCATATATAGGATACATAAAGTTCATAACTCTTTCACCAGTACCTAACAATCCTGATGCACCTAAACCTCTTTGTATTTTCTCTACAGGATCTAAGTAAGGAGTAGGTTCTCCATATTTAAGTAGATCTTTTAAATACTGAGATAAAAATCCTAACATAATCATTGTCATCATAACAGCGAAAGCATTATACTTCATTGCCGGTGTACCACGCTTTATGTATTGTCCCCACATTCTAGGTATTTGATTAGCTGTAAATGTAGATATGAAACCTTGGAACTGAGTGAACAAAGCTAGATGCTGGTTCTGATAGAACAAAGGTCTGTTCGCTATTCCTGGCAATGCTATCGCTTGATTAATAAAATTATATCTAGCATCTCTCATTTGATTATCAAATCTAGTATTATCTTCTGCATCCCAATCTAATTCGGGTTGTGTGTTTACATTAATCATAAACTCTACATCTAAACCTAGATCTCTAAGATGAGCTTTAGATTCTTGCACTTCGTTTGTTTCAGGAGTACCTGCTTTACGTTGAGCTATAATAGTATTCAAATGATTCATTATGAAGTCATCTGCTATAGATCCACGTATATTACGAGTGTAATCTGTCCACTGCTGTAGACCTATTATTCTAAAGTATTTATCTAACAAACGTCTTGAAGCGTGAGTAGTTTCTGTAGCACCTGTTGTTTGTGCTGCACCAACATCCCAATCCATAAAGCCTAGGTCTTTTATCATAGCTTGTCTAGATTCTTTCTTACGTTGTCGATTAGTAGAGTTCCATGTAGGATCTGTCATGGTTGCCCACATAGCTGCAGCACCTTCCTTAGCTGCGTTCTTCATCTCTTGAAATATAAGTTTAGGCGGAACACCAATTGATGTAGTTGCTAGTTCAACGAATGAAGATACAGTAGCTAAAGGTAGACTAGCTATAGTAGTCCATACACCTAAATTCTTTTGTACCTTAGCTATGCTTGTATTCTGAATACGTTTATAGTTACCTGATTCAGCATTCAAATAGTCTTGCATTTGCTTAGCAACTCTATTTACTTCACGTTCAGACACTCCCTCTTTTACTGCTTGATTCAGTTTATAAGAAACTTTTTCATTGTTATCTCCTAAAAATTCTTGATAAGTTATAACTCTTGCAGCAGACTTAGCTGAATTAGATATATTAACAAATGCATCTTGCTCCATAAACTCTGAGAATTCAGGCTTGTCAGATAAGCCAAGTGTTCTTTGCTTAAAAGATGATGGTAAAAATTTACCTTTACCTACTTCAAAATCTCTATCACTACTCAAAGCATCTTGATTTAAAATAGAATCAGTTAAGGTAGTTGCTTCTACTTTTGTCATACCAAACACAGATACAAGAGCACTTATAAATTTAGCTCTTTGTTTCTCTATCATACCTTTATTAAAAGATTTGTAACTCATTAGGTAATTGTTACGTTCTTTAAGATCGAATGCTTTACCGTTAGCTTCATAAGCTTTCTTTTGATCTGCGAACATAGCTTTACTAAGGATTTGTGACTGAGCATACCAAGCTTTTAACCAGGTTTCATGAGGTTTTAAATCTGCTGGAAGATTATTCCAATTGATTTCACCATCTGCCTTATTGTTATTTCCTTTAGGATCTGCTAACCATATACTTAATTTACCTATAATAGCTGACATACCTGCTTGATCTGTCTTTTTAAATCCAGCTCTTGTAGCAAAGTCAGCTGGGCTTTCAACCATGTTTTTGTACTTAGTAAGTGTATGTTTCTTTAAGTTTTCAAACGTAGCACCAGATCTAATTCTTGATAAGTTAGCTCCGAATAAATCTGCTAGCTCTCTCATTGATTGAGACTTAGCTTGTAAATCACTAGTGAATACAAAATTCATAGAGCCTTTAACTAAAGCTGGTATAGATGACCAAGTATCTTTAACTCTATCCCATGCAGTTAAGTCCTTTTTGTTTGACTTATCTTCAGCTGCTCTTTGATCCATAGCTTTATTAAATGGATCTACTTTATTAGTACTATACTTAACTTCAATTCTTTTAGCTTTATCTTTTCTTATATCATATTCATTTTGAGTTTCATCTTTAACTCTAATCTTACCTGTTTCTAATATGTCTCCAATCTTTTGCTTAGGACTATTTAAATAATCTAATCTTCTTTGTTGACTCTCAGGTATAGGTTGTTTCACTTTACTACGAGATATTAATTCACCAGTCTCTCTATTAATATCTTCATTTGATCTTATAAAACCTTCTCTTTTTAATTCTTCTTCTGCATATGCCGCTGATTTAGATTGTTTATTAGGATCTGCTTCAGCTTGACTGACAGCTATATCAGTCCAAGCTCCTGCATCAATCGCTGCTCCTGGTAAAGAGAATCCTGCACCAAGAGTACCACCAGCTATCGTAGCATTTATTAATCTATTTTCTAATTCAACAGCATCAAATACTTTATCACTACCAATAACAGCCGCCATATATCCTGTTAATTCTTGTAGAGCTTCTGTTGTACCCTCTGTTACAGATCCAGCTACAGCTCTTTTACTTATAGATCGTATTACTTTACGGGCACGCAGCTGATTTTTCGCTACTGCTGCTGCTCCACCTGCGAATAAAGCTATCTCTTTTCTAGTAGCTTTCTCTATTATATTACGTGCAGTTGTAGCTGTCATACCTTTGTTCTTAGCTATTAAACCTTTAGTAGCTAGATCTACAAGTTCTTTATCCATAAAGGTTCCTTTAAGACCTTTCAAACCTAACCTATCTAGCACAGCTTGAGTAACACCGGACGCTACAGCAAGTGTAGCACTCTTATTATCACCTTCCATTTCATTCCAAGTTTGGCCTGTATATGTCATAACTATAGGAGCCATTGATAATCCACCAGTAGGAACTGCAAGCGCAGCTCCACCAATAGTACCTACCATATAAGGTAATGATACTAAAGCGTTGTTACCTAGAAATTGAAAGAATTCTCTAGTATTCTTTATATCCCACTCGTTATCAACAACAACTCCGTCTTCATTGATGACAGGTTTCAAAGCATTTAATTTTGCATAAGGCATATCTTCAAATTTACTTTCTATTGTATCTAAACCTGACTGACTTATATCAGCTAGCCAATCAAAACCAGGTACCTTTTCTCCTGTCATGTGGAAAAATCCTGCCATGCCTTCCATTACACCATATAATCCTGTATCAAAAGATACACTCCAAGGATTGTTAGCAAGATTCATTATGTTTCTATCACTACGTGGCATTGAAACTACTTTATCACTATAGTATTTAGCTTGTATCATTCGCTCTTCAAACTGAGCTTTAGTTTCTCCAGGTTTTTGAGGAGCAAAGATACCTGCTAATTCTTTTTCATCTGTAGCTATCTGTTTTATTCTATCCTCAATAGGAATACTCTCTGCTGTAGTAGCCATATCAATAAGTACTTTAGCAGCTTCCCAATCGCTCAAGGCTGTGCTGTCAGTACCTCTTGATAACCTACCAAAGACAGATGCTTCAATATCTGAAGGAGAACTGTATTTATTTATCTCTGTTAAACCTTCTCTTGCAAGGTTAGCTGTAAAATCTCGACCATATTTATCTTTAACACGTACCATTGGACGGCTGCTGCCATCTGCTATTTTAATACTACCATCTTTGTTTTTAATATACTCAATATTTTTAAAGCCATGCTTACGTTGAAGGCTTTGTATTAATGTATTATAAACTTCTCCACCAGGAGAGGGTTCTGTTACCTCTCCTGTTGGTAATATTCTAGATATTTCAGGAGCGTCTAATCCCTCAATACGAGTACCATATTTAACGGCATCTTCAGGACCTGTCGATGGAAGAGGTGTATCAACATCTGACATAATAAAGCTGTCATCTTCAACACCATCAGTAACCATTAACTCCCGTAAATTTCTTCTTGCCATTAGTAAACTCCTTAATTAAAGTGTAGCCCGTAGCCAAGCATGAAATAACGATTCATTTGATTTTTTATTTTGTACAGCTTGTTCATACTGTTCTTTATCACCAACAATAGGATTTTTCCAAGCTAACGCTTTACCATCAGCACCAAACCTTTGAGAATAAATAACTGTAGTACCGTTCTTATCAGCTTGAAACATATCGTATAATTCTTTATATGAACTACTTAATTTTGATCTTGATTCAGGAGTTCTTAAAGATGCTCCACTTCCTCTCCAAGACATTATTCTATTATTCATAGAGGTAATTTCTTTAGTACTCATGTTTTGTTCTTCACCATCAACATCATAAGAAAATACATTACCTACATCTTGAGCAACGCTAGATCTTATAAGAGCTGCATTTAGATATGGTGCTATCCTCATCTCCGTAGGATTAAGCTTTTTCTTTTCATTACCTATATCACTTGCCATATCTGCTAATGCTATTTCCATTACAGATGGCATTAGATCTGAACGGAAGCCATGTGTAGTTGCCCAATTACCTGCTTGAGTACCAATGGCCATGTAATTTAAACCACCTTTACTATTGCTATACTTAGAACTTACTGTACCTTTTGCTGAATCAGAAAAATCTTTTATATAATCTTTAACAAAAGCTATATTCTGTTCTCTATTATCTTTAAGTAATGCTTGACCTTCCGGACTGTTTTTATCGTAAGATAAATCTTTTGTCCAATTATCAGGTATCTCTTTAGGATTCTTCTTATCAAAACTAAGTATAATCTGTTCACTACCATCAGACATTGTAAGTTTTAATTTGTAAGCTTTCTTACCACCTATTACACCTGTCTTATCTGCAACTGATATTTTATCCAACTGCTCTATACTTGCAATACCATTAGCACCGATACGTATTAAATCATTTGCATCTCTTGATACTTTAAATTTACCTATAGATTTAGCAGTGTGCTTACCACCTTTTATATATTCATTAACGTTCTTTAAGTGAGCTGCATCTTTAATTTCCATACGTTTAATATAAGATTTACCGGAGTAAGCTAATGAACCATTGTGTGAAGCACCCATAGCACGAGAGCCTAAATACAAAACAGCCATACGTCCTAGCTCTTTAGTGTCGAATAGATCACCAAAGTATTTACTAAGAAATGCTTTAGTTTTTACAAACTTCTCATCGCCATCGCCGTTGCCATTACCGTTACCATTGCCATCACTGCCATTAGCTACTTGTTTACCTTTCTTTTCAACAGTGTTTACTTCAAAGCCATTAGTAGTACCATCGTTAATAACTTCTAAATTATTAAGTGCTGCCTTACGTGCAGTATCAGATATAAATTTATCGTTAACTTTCGTTGTACCAGAATCAATTATAGTCTTATCTATTTGTTCTTGTATCTCGTTTGCTTTGGTTTCATTTCCATTGATCAAAGCTTCTTTCTTATCAATTTGTAGTAAAGCAATTTTATTTTCAATAGCGTCTTTCTCAAGCGTTGCTGTATTAGTAATCATTGATTCAAGTCTTTGTTGTTCTTTCTTTAACTGACCTGCATAATCTTCTCGAATTTTTGCTTTTCTAACTTTTTCTTTTTGAGCTACTATCTCAGCATTAAGTTTTCTTAATTCTTGATCTGAAAAATTATTAATTGTNTTAATTGAAGTGCCCATNTCCTCACCCTTTAATCTAAGGGCCTGTGCTTCTCTAGCTCTTTGATTTAGGATTTTTAATTCTTCATAATTTCCAGAAGGAGTTCCGTGTCTATCATCTCTATAAAATACGGATGGAACTTCAGATTCATTAACCGCTGGTACGTCCAGGTCTTGATATAAACTAAGGTTAGCATCATCAAGAGAAGCAGCTTCACTTGCAGTCATATCATAGAAAGGTTTATCAGTAATAGGAACTCGCTGACCTAAGCTATTTATCTGCATTTGTCTTTGCATACCTGCTTTAGAATCTGCTTCGTTAATAAGATCTGATGCGCGCGCTTGTTCTGCATCGTCATATGGATTACCAAATGCATCATAAAACGTAGGATTAATAGGTGCTACGTCTATCTTTGTAGGCATAGTATCTTTTGGAATATTCATAAACTCATCTGCAGATGGCACATCTCCTGGTACGCCTGTGTAATAATTTTTATTGAATGCATCTTCACGAGTACCTTTACTACTAGCATCTAGCTGCTCTCTAAGTTTCATCTCAGCTAGATCTGTTACACTAGCTTGATCTGCTTCTTTAAAACGTTCGGAATTTAATGCAGCTTTCTGACGTTCAAGCTTATCTAATTTCTCTGTCAACTGCATAGTTTTTAAACGATCCATACTTAAATCATCAGCAGCTCCAAATCTTTCTTGTTGTGCCTCACGTAAACGCTCTGCTTCTTCTTTCTCAAGTTTATCTTTAATAGTATCTGCCATAGTTTCAAATGTAGGTGCACTAGAATAATTATAAGTTGGCGCTGATCCCGGCATAGGTATTCCGCTTCTATAGTAATCTCTTACTTCATCGCCAACAGCGTAGTACTGAGGTACTGGACCACCAGCTTGTCTATATATACTATCAAAGTATCCTTGATCTGCGTTGTAATAATCTACATATCTTTTGCGATAGTCTTCACGCATATCCCTATAACTAGACACAGCGTCACTAATAAAGTTTCCGGCCCTGGCGAGAAAGCTAGGATCTTCAGTCGCAACCTCTTCCTTTTTAATTGAGGCAAGCTCAGCTCTCGTATCTTTTATCTGTCTGTCTAAAGTTTGTACATCTGTACTTAAAGTTTCTTGTGTTATTACTGGAGGAATAGTTTCATCAGCAGCCATTGCTCCTGCTGTATCTATATCTCCAAATTCATTAGGAGCCATTGCGCCTGTTGGATCTATCTCTTTTATAGTAAATTCACTATAATCAGGTGACTGCGTTCCTTGCAATACTTTATATGGGTATTCAAAAGTTTCTTTAGGTATAGTCCTGCCATCTGATGAAGCTTTAGGACCAAAGTTATATGCTCTAAGTACTTGATCTTTACTCCATGTAGGATTATGTCGTTGTATTTGTTCTAAATACTCTTTTGATTTTGCGCGCATACCTGCTTCACTTATAGTAGTAGGATCAAAAGCCTCGATACCATAGCCAGGATCCTTAGCTGATTCAGGCATCCATTGATAAGCACCTAACGCACCTGCTGGACTTGTAACTAAGGTACCATCATCCTTAAAATGTCTACCACCTGATTCAATAAGCTTAAGATTATCTAACAAATTATCATCAATCCAATCAGTAGAAGTCTTCATGTTCTTTAGAGATGCAGGTCTTTTAAAAGGTGTACCAACAACATTACCGTCAGCTGCATACATAGCTTCAGACGGATGGTTATGTGGTTCACCATTCTGCATCTTTCTTCCTTCATCATTAATATTCTTTAACAATGGTCCATACATATCAGTAGCTTCTTTGTTAATAACAAACTCACCGGGTGTCAGCCATGCGGGTACTGTATCAGTTCCTTTCGGTTCTCCTGGGTGGTCAGGCATATCAGTCATACCTGGTATATCCATATCCGCTGATCCCTCAAAGAATTCAAAAGACTTACTATTACCATAGCGATCTTTTGTTTCATACTTTTTAATTTGCATTACTTTCCTCCGGAATTACTATCAGTAGAGTTATCCCCATCGTTATCTGCTCCACGAGTTTCTAATAATGAGTTACCGTATTTAGCTGTATTCATTAGCTTACCGTTTTTATTACCGTCTCCTGATATAACATCTCCAAACTCATTCATATTTCTTGCTCTTACTCGTGAAGGTACAGATTTTATTTTACCGTTAAATCCACCACCATCAGGTTCTATAATACGATGATGCTCGTTGTTATCATTACCTGCTCTACGATCTAATTCTTGCTTAAGTAACGGAGACATCTTATTTGTAGGTATAGATTCACCAGTAACAGAATCTGTTATAGAACTCATTGTACCGCCAGGAGTCATTATACTAATATTTCCTCCGGTATAATTACCCTCATTATCATAAGTAATAGATGTATCAGAGTCAGCACCTATTACTCCGAATCCTTTACTCATACGAGTTGTAGGTACAATATCACCAGCATTAGATCCAAATACTCCTGATGTAGATTTAGGAGTACCTGCTCTTGATCCGTCAAAGCCTATATCATATGGAGATACAGGTTTCATAGATGTATCCATAGAAGTTTCACTCATAAAGAAATTCTCAGGAGATGATG